TCTTACCAGAGTCCAGACTGGCTTCGCAAGCATGGTGAGGATGAGTACGGCATCACGCCAGACGAGGCCCTTGAATACGCCTACGAAAACGCCATCAATGACGCCAAGCGTGCAGTCAAAGGCAAGAGGAGGCCCAAGTGAAAGAGGTGATTGACCTATCGTCCCGACTCATGGCATTTGCGGCAACGCTGGCAAATGAAGAGGAAGATTTGGTTAACGAGGCTGCACGACTAGCCGACGCCTACGAGGCGATGGAGCGGGAGCTTGTCGCCGAACACGCAGATCATCACAGGACGATTGATGCCGCCGAGCGTGCCGCAGAATTCATAGAACAGCAGAACAATGCGGTTCGCGTTGCCTCCGACGAGATCGCCAAGCTGGCCCAAGAGAACGCCACGCTCCGGGGGCAGGTGGAGGGGTTGCGAACTGAGATTGAAGCAGCATTGAAGATCGAATCGGCTGCATCGTTGTGGTATTTCGTTCAGAACGAACTGAAATCCGCCATCCCAAAGCTGACGCTAGAGGCTGTTGAAGTTCGGAGCTACATCGACGCTGCCGTACAACTGCAATCAGAATTAGATGAACTCAAGAAAAGTTCTGAGGCAGAACGGCAACTTCGGCTAGATGTCAGTTCTGATGTCGTGGAGTTGCGTAAGGTGCTAAGGGATATGGTCGCGGCCATCAAGGATTCGATAGCAACTGGCACCAGCATGAACAACCACAAGTACGATTCTGTGGGGATACAAGCGTTAGCTGCCCTCGCGGGAAAGGTGGAGTAGATGGCGAATGTGTGCGCGGTGAGAACGGTGTTGGCTCCGATCATGGGGCATGAGGGTGACAGTCTTTTACAGTGGTATGCCACGCGAAAAGTATTGCCGCATGAGCATGAGGTGATGACCGAACAGATGAAGCAAGTTGCGCTGTCTAAAGGGCTACGTGAGGACCAGATATTGAAGGTCGGAGAACCTTTAGCTAGAACATTCGGCATGCCATGTTGCCGCCACTGCGGCTGTCTGTTCGCCACTGACAGCTAACCAGGTTCGTGCTGCGAAAGCACAACAAGAAATGGCTACTGTTCCGCGATGGCGTTTGCGCCCTGACGCCCCAAGGAGCCACCGGAAGAAACCGGATAACAAAAATCGCAGTAGCCAACAGGGCGCAGCACGAAAAGTTCAGGCGATTGGAGGTGATGCGAAATGTACGTGAACCATTCCAGCGCATGTCAATGCGAACAATGTTTACGCATGTCCCATCGCTAGGCCTGTACGCGATGGGTTGAAGTTCAGGCGATTGAGGAGGGATTGTGGCAGTGTTTTTGGCTTTAAGAACCTGCACGGCTCATGGTGGACGGACGGTATCTATCGAAACCGTTGGCCGGGAACTGGTGCTGGTTTCGTCATGCCCGAAGGAATGCAGAGGTCCGTCGGTGGTCGTGTATCACTCGCTCCGTGCTGATGTGCTTGGAGACCTCGAAGAGTTGCTGCTGGCTGAACAGGAAGCAGTCTGTAACCCCCAAGGAGCGATGAGATGAAGGAGACGCAATGAACGGTCGAGATTCGCTGATTGCGTTCGTAGCGTTTACGTCGGGCCGGATAACAGAGCACACGAACTCCATGATCGTGCTGGTGGTCTCATCGCTGATTGTCGGTGCGATTTGTTTCGCAACCAGACGCAAGGAGCCACAATGAACGAAGCGACGTGTAAGGAGAAGATTGAAGCATTCCGCAAATTGCGAGAGTCTGCACGATTGCCTATCGAGTCCGGCTGGCTGTGGGCGCATAAGCAGAATGAGGATGGGTCGAGGATGTCCAGCACGGTTCACGCGCCGACCGCTGAATATCTCGCCTACGCCGCTAACCACGCCATCGAAATCATCGACGCGCTTGCTGCGGAGGTGGAGAGGCTGAAGGGCTGCGACGAAGCCCTGACTAATTCAGGAGCCTACAACCTTGAATTGCAATTCCAACTCGCCACCCTCACCCGCGAGAGAGATGAGGCGAGGAAACTACTCACTATCGCCCAACGCAAGGAATGCCTGACCCACTGCAAGGTTTTCACGCGAGACGGGCACATCATCCCGACAGTCCAGCATACGAAGTTCTGTGAAGATCTCACCGCAGCGGTTGAAAGGGGGAAGGTGTGAAAATAAAGATCGGCAAGTTGCATCCAAACTGCATCGAACTGGTTCAACTGATCGCAGAGGACCACCTTAGCGGGGCCGTGTCACTTTCGAATGCCATCAATTTCTTAGCGGTTGAATTCGCTGGATTCAGGTCAGAGAAAGTCATGAGACGGTTCGCAAGAGAATGCCGGAATCGTAGGCCAAGGAAAGCGCAATGACCCGGCAGGAGGGGTTATCTCGTGCTATTGCTGAGTTCATGGAGCCTGAGCCGTGGAAAGGCCCACGAACGCTCTGGATCTATTGGCATGAACAACACACAGGGCCTTGCCGAATGGATGAATCAAATCCGTGTGCCGCGTGGCAACCCCGCTCCCACCGCGAGCCGGAAGTGTTCGTGAGGGTGCTGAAGGCGCTGCTTGGACCATCCGACGTAACACTCACAAGACGACCGTTCTTCATAGCAGACGACAATGAAACGAAAGTATCTACCTGCCTCGCAGGAAAGCACGTCGGAGTTGACATAGAACTCGAAGACGCTGCCGCCGAGGCATTCTGCAAGATGAACAACTTGGCCCTAGAGGCGACGAGCGAGGAGTAGAGATGGAAAATGACAAACTGGACGAAGTGAAGAAAGCGAACTGCAAACACTGCTATTGCCGCCATCCGAAAATGTGGATGGGTGTTGGTCCAGCGCCAATGAAGTGCTGCAAATGTGGTGGCGAGAAAACCGACGCACACGAGCAGATGTACTAGAGCCAGCACGACAGTTCAGGCAGGAGGGGTTATGGAGATGATCGAACGCCGAGAGACTAGCGGGGGTGAACATGAGTCCGAATGAAATGAATGAGCTTTGTAATCAACTCACCGCAGGGGTTGAAAGGGGGAAGGCGTGAGACTCAACTATTCCGAAGACGAGGATTATCCCGGCCAGTTCGAACTCTGGCAGGCAAACTGTGAGCGGTCTCTGCGTGGAAAGCAAGGGCAGGAAGAATTGCGTGAACTACGCACGGCCCTTCTGGCACTCCCAGAAAAGCGGCTGATCTTGGGGGCGCTGGAAAATGCTGACGGCGATGTGTGCGCGATTGCCGCATACGGAAAACATAAAGGGTTGAACCTTGCTGACTTCAAGGCTGACCCCGAATTCTCCGACGAGGACGAGGACAGCGACGATGTTGGGATTGCAGGCGGGATGCCGCGACTGGTCGCATGGAAAGTTGTTGCGATGAACGACATTCACTTAGACCGATGCACTCCAGAGCAGCGATACGAGCGAATGCTGGCATGGGTCGAGTCGAAGATCATCAAGGCAGCGCAATGACCCGGCAGGAGGGGCTGTCTCGTGCGATTGCTGAGTTCATGGAGCCGGAGCCTCATGGTATTGCTGCGATGTCTGACAGGCCGAAGTTCTGGCAGATCGTCAACGAGTCCGGTAAGTGGCGACCCCGCTCCCACCGCGAACCGGAAGTGTTTGTGATGATACTCAAGGCGATGCGCCGAGAGTTGGGATGGCGTAGCACTGCGAATTATATACAGCAGGCAATCGAGAACGCTCCCGGAGATCCTGATGAATATTCGATTGAACTCGAAGACGCAGCCGCGCTCGCTTTCGTGAAGATGAACAATTTGGCCATAGAGGCGACGAGCGAAATCGAGCGCCGAGAGACTAGCGGGGGTGGGGAGTGAAGGCGGAAGAGAATTGGGCATGGCAAGGGCCGCCACCATTGCAAATCATCGTGGCTGCAATTCTTATAGCCGCTATCATTTTCGCCCTGCCGCCGCTGTTTTGGGCGTGGGATTGGTGGTCCGCATTCTGGGCGGCAAAGTAGCACACTGCCGACTCAAAGAAAGAAGGTGCGAGGGTGAAGTTGACGCTGAAGCAGAAGCAACGAATCGTTTGGCTATTCAAGCGCGATGAATCTCCGTTCGATATTCCGGCGTTGATTCCGAAATTCCCATACGTCGGCTATCACTCTGACGCAGCAGAGGTGATTGACGTGATCCGCGACCACCTGAACGGCAAGTTCACACTGCCGACGAAAGCGAAAGGGGGCTAGGGCCTCTCCGGTAGCCTGACGTCCTTTGCGCCTTGTATGAACGCAAGCGCAATTTCTGTCTTCGACAAACGCTTGAACGTCTCTTCAAAATGCTTGTCGCCTTTATCAAAACGTGTCCTGTTTTCGTTCTGGTAAATGTCTTGCTTCTCGCAAAGGTTCTCTAGTTTCTCAAGCAACAAACTTTTCGGAACCTCATCGCATTTCTTGTAGTGGTTCTCAGCTTCTTTTGTGACCCTTGCCAGTTCATCCTTGATCGCCGCTTTTTCTTTCTCGTCAACTTTGAGCTGCTTGTACCAAATGTATCCCAACAATGAAATGGCCAGAGTGCCTGATACAAGTTGCGCCCAAAATTCCATCGCCAACAGCCTCCCCAGACTCAGATGTTATCGAGAACTTCGAACGACCCGACCTCGCTGCGTCCGTCGAACCCGGCAGGGAACACGACCGAGCCCTGAACAGACCAGACGCCTGGAGTGTCCAGGAATGCCGCCTCCGTGACGTATTGGATCTTCCCGTCGGTCCCGGTGTTGGTAAATACCGCCGTCTTGGTTTCCGTCGTTCCGTCCGGCTTCTGGAAGACCAGCTCTCTCGTTGTGACGGCCGATACGTCCACAGCCACATCGTCTTCCGTGATCGTGGCCCTGATCGCAACGCCGACCGCATTTTTCTGGACGCTTTCCATTAGGTCAACTCACTTTCGTCGAAGGAAACTGTCCTGTTGATCTCCAAAGACAGATCGATGTCGGGATAGAAGCTGGCGAGGGACGCGCCGACGCTGTAGCCGGCAGTCACGACCAGCGCGATGGTGGCGCCGGGACCAAAGCCGCGAGTAACAACGCTCTCGGGCATTAGGTTGCCCTGGTGCGCGCTGTCGGCGCCGACGCGCTATCCAGCGTTGCCGTGAAGGCGGTCGTCGAGCCGTCCCGCTTCTTGTGGGTGATGGTCGTCCCGGAGATCGAGAACTCGCCGAGGAGCGACAGGAGTTCGAACATCGCCTGCGCCATGGTCGGCGCCGCGTTGTCGGCGGAGTATGCCTCGACCATCTGCCGCAGGAAGGCTGCGTCCGCGATCGCGTCCCGCTCGCCAGAGGTCAGCGTCATCGCGGACCCGACCGCCGCCGGGGATGCAGGGATCAGGTCTGTCTTCAGCTTGATTGCATCGACCACCGTGTCGACCGTGTCGATCGGAGCGTTGATGTTGTCGCCGACGAGCTTCCCCGCCGTGCCTGCGCCATACGCGCCCGGCAGAACTGTGGACCATGGATCTCCAGCCGATCCGGCTGCGTTCAGCGCGTTACCGGTCGTCCCAGAGGTTAAATGGCCCGAGAGGACCTCGTCCCAGACCTGATCGGCGATCGTGCTCGGCGTCAATCCGGTGACGGCGCCGATCGTGCCGGCCGTGATGTTGGTCGGGGTAGCGAGTGCCGTCGTCAGGTTCGTCGCTGCGGTCAGGACGCGCGTCGTCGTCGACCAGACAGCGTCGAGCGCGCTCACAGCGAAGGATGCCGCCGTAATGATGCCCGCGGTAACAGCGCCGAGGATGACGTCGACCCGTCCGGAGGTCAGGGCGTTCGGCGCGCTGCCGAGCCATTCCCGGAGATCGGCATAGGCCATTCCATCGGATTCCACGGCCAGCGCGCGGCCGATAACCGCGGGTTGCAGGGGCGTCGGCCCCATAACTGAGAAATTGTCAATCGCTGCTATCGTGAATGTTCCCGCGGCGGCCAGCGTGACCGTTTTCGTCGAGCCTGTATAGTCCAGGATCTGAACCCATGTCAGCTGCACTGCGCTGGCCTTGTCGTGGACGACCGCCCACATGCCGTTGAGCGCGTCATCCTCGGCGGGGCCAGCCGTAAGCGTGAACGATGTCTGGCTGGACAGCGTGGCGATGCTGGTATTCAGGACCGCGTTAGGATAGCCGATCTCGAAGACAGCGCCCCAGAAGGCCAGTGTTTGCCCGTCGACCGTGACCGGCGAGACCCCGACGTAATACCGGGAGCCTGCCTTGAAGAAATCCGCCGTCGCATCGCTGGCCAGGTCGATGATGATTTCGTTGAGGCCAGTAACCGAGGAGAAGGTGGTCGTTGCCGTGAATCCCGTCGTCGATGCCCGCGCCGTCGTGTTGCTGTCCTTATAAATCAGGATGTCTGATACGCTGAAATTTGAAAGTGCACTAGGGGCTCCAGTAGCTGCCGCAAAAGTGTCAAATGGGATTCTAATAGTCGATCCCGGGCGAACCATCCCAAGGTTTATCAAGATTGCACCGCCTTCTTCATTGTTATATATTTAAAGTCATGCCAAGCAAGCCTATTGATATCACTGGCGCTAAATTCAACCGATGGACGGCTCTGGCCTATCTCGGGTCTGGGTATTGGTTGTGCCGCTGCGACTGCGGATCTGAGAAGCGCATTTGGGGTGGAAATCTCAAAAATGGAGCCAGTAAGAGTTGCGGCTGTCTGCTTGTTGAGTTCTGCGTGAACAAGAAAACTCACGGCCAAACAGGCAGCGCCGAGTATAAGACTTGGGCCGGAGTCAAGCGTCGGTGTCTGAATCCGAACGAGGACTCCTACCCTCGCTACGGAGGTCGCGGCATTTCTGTTTGTAACGAATGGGCTGAGAGCTTTGAACAATTCTTGCGCGACATGGGGCCTAGGCCAAGTAGTCAACATTCGATTGAGCGACTGGATAATGAAAGAAACTATGAGCCCGGAAACTGTATTTGGGCCACGCCGGAAGTTCAGGTCGCTAACAAGAGCAACAATCGAAGAATCACGCTGAACGGAATTACGAAAACTTGCGCTGAGTGGTCCCGGCTTACCGGAATTCATCGAAGCGTGATCGAATATCGACTGGACCACGGATGGAAAACCGAGGAAGCCCTGACGATACCGCCGCAATAGATTTAGCATGAGACCAACCTTCCTCCCTTAATCAGGGAACTTTTCGTTAATCCGGCGCCGACGATGGGGCCGCCGCCTATCGCCCTGGTAAGCGGCGTGGTGACGTAGCAAATATTTTCCGATGACCGCTGGAAACCGTAATTCGTCAGGGGGATCGCGAAATATTCCAGCGCGCTAAGGACCGGGAGCGACGAGGCGGGATACGTTCCCGAGTGCCGCCAGCGCGCCGTCGTTTCGCAATAGCTGATGTTCGCGTGTTGCGAGTGCCGGAAAATGACGCCGTCGAAAATCCATTCGAGAGTGTCCGGGTCCTGGTAGATGTCCCGCATACAGTAACCGTGAGCGCGATCGTCCTGAGTCACGACAGCCGGGCCGCTCGAGACGAATCCTCGAACGTCGTGATAGAACTCCAGAGACGTGTTTGCCGTGATCTTGCGGATCCGGTTCAGCGAGTAATCGTCCTCGGCCGCGGAGGCGTTCTGAATTACGACGATGTGATCGGCGGTAAACCCGCTCGTGTCCGACATCGCGGCGGTCCTGCCGTTGACGTCCGCCGAGATCGCCTGCTCGCCGTCGGACTGCCAGGTGATGATCGGGTTGCCAGAATACCGAGTCAGGGCCATCAGGTCGGTCCCATAGGCGTATCCGATCTCCCAGTAGGCGCTGTTGCTGAGACCGGAATAATAAAGTTCCCATCGGCCCTGGGACCAGATCAGCGCCGGGTTGCTGCAGCCCTGGATCTCGAATCCCGAGCCGTTGGGCTCGAGGATGGCTCCCTGCTTCGTCCAGGTTCCAGGCGCCCCGCTGGAGTCCGGCGCCGTTGCGTAGAAAATACGGAACTCGAGCGAGGGCGTCGTCTTGTTCCCAACGTAAATCATTTTCCAGACCTTGTTCGAGTCCGTCTCGGAAAGGTCCTTCACTACACAAGGGAAAAGTACGTTTGTTTCCGTCGTGCCCGCGCCTGCATTCGCGACGACGATCCCCTGATCGCTCCAGGTCTCATTTGTCCAGACTGACGCCGGCGCCGTTGCCGTTTGCATTCGGATGTTCCCAGAGGAGTCATAGAACATATATTCCACGCCGCCGGACAGGACGACCCATTGATCTTTGGGCGTTCCAAACGGACTGATATCCGTCGAGCGATCGATCGGGAGGTAAATATCCTCGTGACCGACGTATTTCCGCATGGAGTAGGACGAGCCGGAATTCGTGCGGCCGTTCGTCCATGCGGCCTTGAACGCCGACTGCCGATATTTGACGTACTCGATCCGGTGATCCGTCGCCGTTCCATCGTTGGCGGGATAGCCGAGGATCAGATAGATGTTGGATTGCGGAGTGCTACGGACTGACGACCAGTTTACCCAGTCGGAGAGGATGACGAGCTTTGGCCCTTGGCTGTTGGTGAAAGTCGAGCCCGTTCCGGCGGACTCGTGCTTGATCCCGATCCGCCATCGCTGACTCGCTCCGTCGTTCTGGAAGACCATGACGTAATAGTCATCGAGCGCGGCCGGAGGGTTCTGGCCCGCCGACGGGTCGCCGTTGGCAAATGCGGGCGTCGTGTTATTCCATCGCTGCCGGTTTGACGAGCCGTCGCGGTATTCCAGCTGACTCATCCGGCCGCTAACGACGATCTGCTGATATGGCCGGATCAGTTCAACGTTATTGAGGCTCGTTGCGTTCGTCAGGCCGCCCGGCGAGGCGGATTCGATCAGCGACAAGGGCCGTGGATTGTTCGTAATGTTGTTGCTGCAGCAAATCTCCAGGGACCAGTCGACGGACTTGTCTAAGGGCGTGTTGAGGTAGACATATGCCTGATCGCCGGATCCCGCGGGCCTGTTGAGCTTCAGGTATCCATCAGCGACGACCGCCGTCCCGGTGCCGCCAGTGACAGCCGTCCATCGCGCGTTGAGAGTCGAATCGAAGTGATCGAGAAATCCGCTCATGCTATGCTCCCCAGACTCGTCTTGACGTGCAACGCCCGAACCAGCAGTCCCAGTTCTTCGGGATTCAAATTCAGTTCCAGCCCGATGATTCGGGCGACGACGGTCGGCGAGAACTTGGCCAGCCGGGAAAGGTGGTGCGCTCGAATGCGCTCGGCGGAGAGTGCTGTGGGGTAGAGTGCTGCCATGGCCAGAGATCCGCCAGCGAAGCTACCGGCGCCATCGTTGCCGATCATCAGGTCGTTTGCATTCGCAACGATTGTCTGGTTCGTGCCTGCGACCGTCACGTTCATCCCGTTGAGGTAGGCGTTGGTCGTCGATCCATCCTTCGTAAGCGCGAGGTGATTCCACGAGCCAGCCGACACGTTGACGCTGGATGTGACGATCGACGCCCCAACGCCTCGCTTATAGGCCACCACTGTCCCGTTCAGGTTGATGTAGAGCGAGCAGCCGTCCGTCCCCTTGTCGAACATGATCTGCGATCCTGCGATGGCCGCAAGATTGAAGCATATTTCCTGCGTGAACGTATCGCCGGGATCAAGCAGCGGATCGTCCGCCACATTGATATATCCCGTCGTTCCATCCAACTGAACTGCCGTCCTATCTTCCCCGACGCACGGGCCGGGCTTCCCAAGGGTGAATCCGCTGATGTAGGCTCCGTCGAGGCCATTGCCAGACAGACCGACCGCCGTGACGCCGCGCTTTTCCCCGAACTCCAGCAGGAGCGATGGTGCGTCCTTGAGCATCTCCGACCGCATGGACGACGGGATTTCCCGGTGCGTGACCTGAACGAGCCTGTCGATGTCGGTACGAGCCCACCAATGTGAGGGAATATTCATCTCGAAGATGTCGTTGAGAGGCGACATCAGGGCGAGGATGGTGTCGGAAATGGGCGCCTCGGCCGCCTGCATGTAAACCGCAGTCCGTAGAGCCTGCCGCACTTCTCCGAGATAGGACTCGAATGCCGCGTTTGTTGTCGGCTCCCAATTCAGATAGCGGGTATCGACGGGATGGTAGTTAAAGGAAAGTCGCAGACGGCTGTTCGCCTCCTCCGGATTAGACACCCGGAACGACATGATCTCGCGATCCTCTCCGAGTTGGATCTGGCCCGTCTGACCTGCATACTCCAGGGTGCTGTGGCGCGTTCCGGTCGTTGTCCATGCGGCCTGACCCAATGCGCCGTACCGCGTGGGGAAAATCACAGCCGGGAATGAGTCCTGATAGTTGCGGATGAAATCCGTGTATGCCTGCGCGGGATCGCCGCCAATCCATACAGCAGCGACATCAAGGTCGGCGTCCTGAGCCGCGGCAGCTTCGGCAGCGAGCGTCCCATCCAGATCGCCAGGGAAGGACGATCCAAGCGGTGCAAAGTTCACCATGAAGTCATAGAAGATGTCGGATGGCGCGGATATGGGGCTGCCGACAGAATCCGCTTTCCCTCGGAGACGATGAGTGATCTCCAGTTCATCCGGCCGAGCGGTGTCCCGCTGGTCCGACGCGAAGTCCAGCACGGCGCACACGACGCCACCGTAGGTCGCCGTGGTCAAGACGGGCGTGCTTCCCGTCCATGCGCCACCGTACCGCCGAACGATGGACGATGAGACAGGGCTCTCGGGGACGCAGGCATGTTGCGCGATCAGGTATCGATAATTGGCCTGGCTTTGAGCCGGGTCGATCAAGTAAGCCGGGAATCGGTAGTTTCCATCGGCAGGCAACGCGAGGTCGTGGTTCGCGTAGAACACGGGCGCCAGGAGGCCCGAATACGTCGCACCTTCCGGGAGGTCGGGGAAGGTCGCCGAATCTATGGCCAGAAGCCGAGTCGATAGAAGCTGATCGAGTTGCTCGAACGCCACGTCTCGGCAGGTCAAAGACGCGGAAGCTCCTGCGATATCAATGGAATCGATCTTGCCCACAAAACAAGGCGCTATGCGTTCGGCGGGATCGTCTGTGGAATGGTGGAAGACCCGGACGATGCGGTTCCGCGTGGGCTCGTTTGCCTTGATCTGCTGCCAGCGCCGGTTCGTGTTCTTAACCGTTATGGTGACGGTTCCTGTCTGATATCCGCCGCCTGTAATCCCAATGGCCTTTGTAATTGGAGAGATGGACAGGACTTCCGGCTCGTAGAATCCCTGCGTGGCGGAATCGCCCGCGAAGGAATAGCGCAGCAGACCGCTGTCCAGCCCGATCTCCACGCGGGTCGTCTTTTTACCCGTCGCCCTGGGGAACCACGCAGGAGCAGGAAACGCACGCCGAGGACGAGCAGGAAACGCCCGCCTCTTTGATTCAATAGGAAACGCGCGACTCATGCGGCGGCCGGAGTGACCTCGAAATAGGAGGAGTTTTGGATGGTCAGGGTTCCGGTCGCCGTGTTCTGTGCCCACTGGACGCGAAGTGTCCCGGCAGCGTTGGTAAGAATCGTGCCTTCGATTTCGACCCATCCCGTATCCCCTGGGGAGAAATCCCGAGCGAGTTGCTGCGTTCCGAGCGTGCCTTGAACATCGATATATTGCGTCACGCCTGCGGGGTTCACCTTAACCGTCGACGCAGACTTAAAGAGGGTCGATGTCACGGTCCCGCCCAGTGCCAGTTTCATGCCGCCAGTTCCCGTGCCACTGAAGAACAGCATCCCGCGGAATCTATAAAGAGACGCCGCCTGAAGGCTGAACACGAAATCGTCGTCATCCTGGAGCGCGGCCGATGCCGAGACCGTTTCGTTGGCGGGCTTCTGGATGAGCATCGCGACTTCCCGGTAGATAATCGTCACCGTGAACGTCGAGGAAGACGGACCGTAATTGTAGAGCTTGCTGTGGATCTCCCCTGTGGCGTCGTCGTCCTGGTAAGGGAGGATGAATCCTTCCTCGCGCTCGTCGCCGGTCTCTTCGTCGAAAGGGTCGACCAGCGTTTCGCCGCCGGGGACCTGCCGGCTCCGATAGCAGATATCCGACGCGAAGGTGTCTTTCTTGTAAATCTCGAATCGGAACGCGACGCCCGCCGTGTTTGGCACGACCGTGACCTTGAGGATGTCGAGGTAGTTATGCATCCCTGTGGTGTTGGTCGACAGGCTCGCACCCGAGGCAATGCTGGCCGTCGTGAACGTCAGCGTTTTGAAATTGTTAGCCATTTATTTTCACCTTCACAGGGCGACCAGGTTCCCGAGGCCGTCTTCGACGAGGCTCCAGGACGTGTTATAGAGCAGCCCCGAGGCGTTCCTTGTCGTGGGCGTGTATTCAGGGGCTTCCGCAAACCGCATCAGGTAGCCGTTATTGACCGTTGAATCCGGGATCACAAACAGCGGATTGACGTCCTTCTTCAGGGTGCGAATTAAACTCTTCAGCGTTGTGACGGTCGTCGACGACAGGTTTCGGAACTGCATGGTCAGGGCCGCGCGTTCTGCCAGTTCCTCGACGCTCGGCACAAAGTAAGGCGTCTCCATGCGCCTGGTGCTGAACTGCGGGGCGTCGGTCATCCCGAACATCGGGCTCATCCCTGAATGGACGTAGGCGCCGAGGATGGGCTTTCGAACCTCGAGGAACCCGTAAGCGTTCGTCGTGTCCACGAACGCGATCCGGATGTATCGATAGCTCTGGGAAGCGAACAAGACGAACGCCGTGAACTCCCGCCAGGTCATCACCTGGCTGAACGTCGAAGGATTCGCCGACGCCCCTGCCTTTACGGTGATGGTCGCCGCGGAACTGAGGTTATGGCCGACCAGCGCCGCCAGCGTGAACGCCGAAGCCGCCCCCTTGTCGAACTCGATCCACTCCGCAGCCACTCCGGTAGAGCGCCACGGCTTCCCCGCGAGAAGGTTCGTGACCGGATATCCAGACGCCTCGGAGCTGGCGGTCACGCTGACGCCGCTCGCGATCGCCTGGTTGTTCAGGTCGCTAAGGTATAGAAGTGGCATTAGACTGCCGCCACGGCGTCGCGTAGCCCCCCGGTATTGGTGGTCAGGATAGACTTGATCGCCATCGCCAACTCGCGCGCATTCTGTCCAGGCGCCTGCGTGATGTGGATCGTGACGTTGCCGTACCGTCCGCCCTTGTTCTCGCCTGCTTTGACGACGCGCTCGCCCTGGTGGATCACGGCCAACATGTCACGAGGAACCCAGTCGATTCCGGAGCGGAACTTCGGGATGCTGCCGCCACTGACCACGGCGGAACGAAGGGCCGCGATTAGCCGTTCATAGTGCGGTTGCGTGTTTGCGAGCGACTGGACCGAGACTTTCTCCTCGTCGGCGCCGCCAATGCGGAACTCGTTGATCAGCGATAGGTAATTCGCGTTCATGGCGGCGAGGTTTCCGCCGATCTCCGCTGCCCTTGTCGGGTCCATCGCCGCCAGGTCGGCAGCGTTGTCGGTGGGCAGGATCTGCCCCCATGCCTGCCAAAACGGATTTTCAATATTCTTTACGAGGGTATTCGCCTCGTGGTGCGCCTGAGACTTCAGCCAGGCCGTCACGCCTGCGATTCCGGCGCCGATGGCGATAGTCCAGGGATTCGTCATCAGGCCGCCGACAGCTCCGCCAAGGCCGCCGCCTGCCCCGCCAGCGGCCGCCCCTCCGCCCGCAGCCCCGCCGCCTCCGAAGATCCCTCCCAGGATTCCGCCTGGCCCAGTGACTCCGCCGAGGATTCCGCCTGCAGGGCCACTGCCGATCCCGATCGCGTCCATTGCAATTTTGGCAAGGTTCGATCCGATCTGAGACAGCGCCGAGGTGAACGGCGTGATAAAGCCCGTCACAATCGACTGGAACATTGATTCGCCGGTTTGCTTGAATAGCCCCACCATGGAATCCCTGAAGTTGCCGCCGTGGAAAAGCACATCGGTAAACGCCTTGCCGATCCCGGCCGCCATGTTGCCGGCCGCCGTCTCCCAGATTCTCTGATAGGAATCCGCGGCGTCCTTGTTGGCCTTCCCTGTCGCATCCAGCCCATCCAAGATTGCTTTGCCCTGCTGGACAGATCCACGCACGGCGGCGGCGGTCGCCTGGTCCGCGGTGTCGTTGCTGTCCCCGATGAACTTCATGCGCTCTTTGTCCCAGAGCGCGTCGAACTTATCGAGCTGGTCGATGGCGCTTATCATGGCGGCATTCTGGCCGGCTGCGATGTCGTTTGCCGTTTTGAGCGCCAGCGCCTCCATTGCATCTGCCGACTTCGTCATGTCCGCCACGGCGGAGGCGGCAAACTTCGCGCTGACGGTCTGCGCCTTGATGATCGCAGACTCTAGCTTGTCGTGAGCGTCTGCGGCCTTCTTGACTGCCGACTCGTGGCTCCCGATGGTGGTCGTGTACTTCTTTGTGGCTCCGTCCGCCTTCTCGGTCGCATAGAACGAGTCGGCCATCTTGTCGTTCGCGGTCTTCAGGCTGAGCGCCATCTTGTGGCCCGCGTCGGAGACGGCCATGATTTTCCCGGCCATCCCGCCCATTCCCATCGCTGCGGCGACTTTCCCCGCGAGGTCGAGCAGGTCGGAGATGCTCTCGATCGCTCGAGCGACGAAATCCACCAGGACGACGACGATGTTCCGCCCCAGGTCGACAAGGGAGGCGATCAGCGGTTTATTCGCCCGAACCCAGTCACCGACCACGACCACGACTTCGGCGGTCGCCTCGATCATGACCGTCAGTGATGGCAGCAGCGCCTCTCCGATCGTCATCGCCAGGCCAGCCGTGGCGCCCTCAAGGGATGCCAGAGAATCGTTGAACGCATCGCCAGCGGCGGCGGCCTCGTCGCCAATGACCAGACCGTACCGTTCCGCCGCGTCTCCCATGTCCTTCAGCCCGTCCCGGCCTTCGTTCAAGAGCGGGATCAGGTCGGCGCCGGACTTCCCGAAGATGTCCTGGGCGATGGCGGACTTCTGCGCGCCGTCTTCCATGTGCGCGAACTTGTCGGCAACGTCCCCGAGAACGTCGCTGGTGGGCCGCAGTTGGCCCTGCACGTCCTTGACGCTGATCCCCAGGCGCCCGAAGGCATCGGAGTTCCCGTCCATGTTCTTCGCCATCTTGCCGACGGCGCTGGAGACTTGTTCGAACGACGAGCCGGACTGGTCGGCTGCAAACTTCAGCTTCGAAAGCTCCGACGCTGCCAGCCCGGTGCGCTGACTCGCGTCGTTGATCATGTCACCGTAGTCTGCGGTCTTGGTGGTCGCCGCGGCCACGGCGCCCATTACCGCCTTAAAGCCAACTTCCAGGGCACCGACGATGGCCTGCGCCTTGAGCATGCCGGCCGCAATCGAGCCCGAGAACTTGTCGGACAGGCCGGTCGCCTTGTTGAAGCCCTGAGACAGTCCTTCGGTGTTCGCGATGAATTCCGCGACGAATTGTCCGATCTGCTTATTAGCCATTTATGCGGAGATGCTCTTGTCGAAGGCTTTATCGATCGCCTTCTCCAGTTCGTACCAGTAGACGGCGGCTGCTTCGTCGCCCTTGTTCGCGACTGCAGGGCCGAGGAATGGGGTCGCCTTGATTCCCGGATGATTGACCGACTTCCCGAAGATCGCCCCGTGGACCGTGACGTCCGAGAATGTGGTCGCGTTCTTTGACATGGAGTTGCCGGCAGCCAACACGCCGCGGCCGCGAGCCTGGATCAGATGCGGCTTCGTTCCGTGCTCCACCAGGCGCCCGTACCAGGCCGTCTTCGATGGACCGATTAGCATCTCGATGCCGCTGTCGCTTTCCTTGCGGGTCTTCATCGTCATCTCGTCCTGCAGCGGCCCCCTGAGCCGCGGGGCAAGACGGGACGCCTCATCCCGGATGATCATTCCGGCCTTCTTGGCTGCCTTCCGGATGGCCTTAATGCCGTCCTTCTCCAGTTGGCGGAACTTGAATGTGAGGGATGCGAGTAGTTCAGCCATTGGAAAGCATCGAATCGAGGATGCGCATCTGGGCTTCGGCGCTCTGCTCCTCGGGTTCTTTACGGTCAAAGTTGGGCATGAATTGTTCGGGACTGAACGGCGGATCATCCGGACCTCTGTGGATATTGGCCAGAATGGCCCCGATGAGCCCACAGAGAAGGTCGAGCCGCCTGTCGCCAAACGGCTCTATCTGTTCCAGCGCCATCCACTGCTGGAACTCCAGAGAAGTCATGCGCGCCATCATTTCCGCGCGCGTCTTTTTGAGATGTCCGGCCAACCGGAAGCTAAAACGCAGCTCCCGATCGGCCGCTAGTTTTTTGCGGTTTCCTCGGTAAAGCCGCTGATACGCAGCATCGCCTGAACGACTTTACGGACCCTGGCTGCCGGCATCTTGCCGATCAGCGCGATATCCGACGGGTCGTTTGGATCAAAGAGGCGGTTCCCGTTTTCTCCACAAACCACTGCCGCGAAGAACTTCGAGTCAGATGCCCCCTTAAGATGCTCCGCCTCGTCCTGCATGAGCGCGCGAACCCAAACCGATTTCGCGCCCGGCAACTCCACCTTCTCGATGATCGGGGCGCCTTCGAGTAACTCTTCTCTTGTCGACATGCTGTCCCCTTATGCGTAATAGAACGGAGTCGAAGCGTTGGCAGCCCAGTTCGCTCCCTGGACGACTTGCAGGCTGAAGGAAACTTTCACGACGCCCTTCGGGTCGATATCGCCCTCTTCCCACTTCGTGACCAGCGCGGTGAACGTGTAGGTCTTCCCACCGAGCGCCGTCGGATAGACGATCTTGAAGTTCTTCCTGGCCTCGGACGCGATGTCGGACTTCAGGCCGCTGGTGGCGCCCTGCGTCGTGCTGTCCGGCAGAGCGTTGCCCTCGATCGAGATCGCCCCGCCCTTCTGCAAGCTGAGAACGAAGTCCTCCATTGTGCTGTCGAGGCTGGTGGCCTCGACAGCTGGTTTTTCGACCCCGAACTTTCCGATCTTCGTGATTTCCACGACGGTCGTGAAGATTTCCGGGGAA